TGGTAAACACGATGATTATTGTGATAGTTCTGTTATGGGAGTTCATGCATGTTTATCCATGTCTCCTGCAAGTGCAACCTTTGCAAGTGCTAATATGAGTGGAAATACTCGTAGAAGTGCCGTAAATAGCGCTATACCTTCCGTTTTTAGGACCGGAAAGAGAGGAAATACCCTAAATAAGCGTATACCGGGAGGATTATGAGCGAAAGCTTTATATACTCTGTTTATATAATAGGAATTGATAGCTATGGCTCTACGTGATTATTTGCCTTGGAATAGGCGTAAATTTGCGTCGGTGGGGTCAAACCCGCCATTTGCAGAAAACCAGCCCAGAGACTTTGGAGCGGGCGTTATTAAACGCATTCAACTCCAAAATGACTCAGGGATGTTTGGTTCTGCATACGAAAAGCAAATAGGTGACCCAAGAACGTACATGAATGTGTACTTATCTGACCCTATTGTTAGAACGCTTATTGACCTACCGTGTTTGTATGCGGCCAAGGATGGTTATGATATTGTAACCGATAATGACGAAGAACGCCAAGCTATCACTAAATTGTTTGATGAGATAAATATTGACCAATTATTATATGGTTGGTTAAGAAATGGACGTATTTTTGGTACAGCTTATTTAGAATACACTGGAGACAACCTAGTTTTGAGGTCTTCACTAAATATGAATGTAAAAAGAGCACCCAATGGTCAAATAATGTATTATTATCAAGATTTGGGCGATGAAGACAATTCTATAAGGTTTGAGGACAATGAAATTATCGAATTTAAAAATAACCCATTCGACGACTTTGCTTATGGTCTTAGTGATATTCATCCAATTTTATACTTGGTTGACCTCAAAGACTATGCTGAAAGAGATATTGGAGCTGCTCTTAATAAATATGCTAATAGTAGGTTCGATATTAGCTGCGGTCTTCCTGATATGCCTTACAATGCTGATAAAATTAATGAAGTCGTTGCAGCGTTTAATGGATTAGAACCCGGTGAAGATATCATTCACGGAAATGATATACAAGTTAAAGAATTACAAGGTACACAAAGAGCTTTTGAGTACGGAAAGTACACAGACGATATATTAAAGAAGATACATATAGCTTTAAAGGTACCAGTTTCAATGTTTGACAAACCAGAACAAGCACGAGCTGTGTTCGAACCATACGTTAGACATTTACAAGCAGCAATAGAATCAGCACTAAATTCACAATTGATGCCACAATTAGAAAGTGGTGGAGCAAGATTTAAATTTAGACAAATAAATGTAGATGATGCTTTTGTTAAAGCAAAAACTGATATGATATACCTTTCAGAAGGTGTTCTTTCACCTAATGAAGTAAGGTCAGAGAGAGGATTGAATCCGGACGGAATAGCAGAAATGCAAGAAACAGCACAGAACGTTAACCTATCTGGAGGAAAAGACCAAGATAAACAAGAAGAGTCCGCAAGGACAGAAAATAGAGCTGGTAATGAACCAGCAGCAAATCCAACGGGGGATAGAGAAGATGAGTAAAGAATATGCGTATGAGCATTGCTTACTAGAAACAGCGCCACGACTAAAGAAGCGTGGCCATGAGAACTACCAAGAACTTGCAGCTAACTTATGTAAAATGCGAGTTGACACCATGCCAGATGAAGAAGCTGGCCGACAATTTGCAAGTAACGTAAATGGTAACGTAGATGGAACCAAACGTACCTTTGCAATGGAAGTGTTTGGAGATGTAGCTCTTGTTGACGATTATCATGAATTTCCGGTCATTGCTATAACATCGGGCCCCCACGATGAAGAAGGTGACCAAAAAGTTTATATAGAACCTAGTATTCTAAAAGATAATATAGAAGCTTTCAACGAGCTTCCGGTTTATTTTAACCATCAACGTACCCCCGACGATTTGTTGGGCATGGCTATCAACCCGGAATACGTAGAATTAGAAGATGGTTTACAAGCTGTGAAGCTTATGGCACGCATCCACAAAGATGCACAAAAAGCAAATGAAGTGTTAGAGAAAATAGAAAATGGCGATATGACTCATGTCAGTATTGATTGGCTTTCCAAAGATGTTGACGTTTTAGGGGAGCCATTTGCAACGGACATTCGTCCTGTCGAGGTGAGTTTCATTGATAATGAGACTCGTACTCCTGTGTGTGACGCATGTACAATCGAAACGAAATGTGAAGAAAAAGAAATGGCTTGTGACTGTGATGGTCACAAGGAAGAAGCTTGTACCTGTGAACACGGGTCAACTAGCGAGGTAACTATGACAGAAGAAGTAGTAGAAACAAAATCAGAGAGCAATCCTATCGTAGAGCGTGAATTCGCTGCTATGAAAGATAAGCTCGCAGAGATGGAATCTGTCCACGCAGAGTTAACTTCAGCTCACGAAGAAGCTCTCGCCACCATCGCCAAGTTCGAGAAAGCAGAAGAAGAAAGAAAAGCAGAAGCACAAAAAGCTCGCATTTCTGGATTCGTTGATGCAATTATCAATAAAGAAGCATTACTCGGCAAGGTGAATGACGAGAACAAAGAAGAGCGCATGAAAGAACTCAACGCATGGGATGAGATTAAGCTAGAAGGATTCAGTATGGCTATGGAAAACATGCCTGTCCCAGAAGAAACCGAAAGGACCTTCGGAAAAGGTAAATCCGTAGAAGCTGAAGCAAAACCAGAAGAAGTAGAAGTTCCAGAAGTATCACGAATGTTCGCGATGAAAGATGGAAGAATAGTCTTCAATGGTGCAGAAGAAGAAAATAATAAGGAAGAATAAATATGGCAGAAACAAAAACGGTCCTCATTAATGATGGTGGAGCACCAGCTCGTATCCTAAATTTTGAGGCAGCAGCAGCTATTTCCGCTGGCGAGGTCTTAGACCTTAATGGCAGCGCAAAATTAGCATTAGCAACCGATGGTACTCTACCAATTGCCGGTGTAGCATTAGTCGATGCAGCAGCCGGAGACCAATGTTCAGTTATTACAGGTGGCGGTTACATAGCTCACGTTATGTGCGAAGCCTGTACAATTGGAGATAACTTAATGGTAGACACAGGCGGTACAGCAGGAAGTTTGGACACAGCCGGAGATAACGACACAGACCGTGTTGTAGCAATGGCTTTAGAAACCCAATCTTCAAGTGGAGGAACCTTAACCAAGTGTTTGGTTCTATAAGGAGATATAAAATATGGTAACAGCACAAAAAGGTATTGCAACCTCAACACTATCTAGTGTAGCTAACCGTGTACTTGTCGATTACAAGGATGCTTTACAAGACTACAAAGTCACAAGCATGCCTGTCATCGAGATGTTCGCAGAGCGCTTCACAACTGAAACTGGTGGAGATGTAGACATAAGTTTTTCTAAGCCTAGCATGAAGCTAGAACAAATAGAAGAAGGTTCAACTCCAGCATACCAACACACTGACCTACGCAACGAGCGTGTCAATGTTAAGGAATGGGGTATTGCAGTCGGTGTAACCCGAAGAATGCTCGAAGATTCCCGTTTCTCTGAAATGGAATTAGCTTTGAACGAAGCAAGAAGAGCAGTAGAAAGACACGTAACCGAACACGCTATTAAAGCATTATTCGGTATCGGAGACGCAACTTACGGAACAGGTATATCCAACGCAGACATTGCAACCACATCTGAAGAAGGAGCAGTTACAACTTTCGCAAACAACCCACACGGTGGTTTCTTTGGAGAGTTGGACACAAACGGTAGCGGTGGACTTGACACAGCAGCTGATGTAAGAATAGCAGATTATGGTATCTACAGCAAGGACGACCTTGCAAACTTAGGACCAGCATCTACTGGTACTCACTACATCGCAGCTTCTGACGCAAGTGGAACCGTCAGCACAGTAGGAGATATCTCATTACAAGATATCACCAACGCAATGGAATTAATCGGAGCAAAAGGCGGAAATGCAGACACAGTCATGATTTCACCTATGCACTACAAAACTCTATTGAACTTGGCTGACTTCACAGTTCCTTTCGCAGGTTCAGCTGGAACAGCAGGTATCGTACAAAAAGGTGGAATGGACTACGTTAACGATGTATCAAGAAGTGGACTTGTTGGACAACTTTACGGATTGAACGTCGTCATGAACGCTTACA